GGTGATGTATGGTTAGATACAGTTAATTTAGAAGCATACCCAGCATTATACAAATATAATGGTACTACTTGGGATGCAATTGATACAGCTGATCAGACGTCTTCAGCCGGAATTGTATTTGGTAACTTCCGAGCAACAGCAACTTCAGCACTAGAAACAGGTGCGGCAGCTGGCGGCAGCGGTACATTAATTAACCCGGCAACATTCCCAGTTGGTATTTTGGGTTGGAACTTTATGGCATCAGGTTATGATGTTAAGAAGTACAATGCAACAGATGCTAAATGGTTTAATGAGTCAGGTTTACAGTTAGATGGCAAGCCATGGATGGGAAGACATGCTCAAAAGAGAGTAATTACTGATTCAATGGCAGCTGCTCTTGCAGGTAGTGAAGAAATTCGAGCAGAAACAAGATTTTTTAATCTAATTTCTGCACCAGGTTTTGGTACAGAACTTCTTGATGAAATGAAGACACTTAATGTTGATCGTAAGGAAACAGCATTTGTTATTGGTGATACACCAATGAGGCTAACATCAGATGCCACTTCAATTAAGAATTGGGCATCTAATTATGCAGTTGCTGGAGAAAACGGTGAAGAAGGTCTTACATCATCAGGTTTTGATCTTGGTTTATGGTATCCAGGTGGTTGTTTAACAACAAATATCACTGGTGAGAATGTTGTACAACCAACATCACATATCATGCTACGCACAATGGGTTACAATGATCAGGTAGCATATGAATGGTTTGCTCCAGCAGGTTATCAACGTGGTCTTGTAAACAATGCTACAAGTGTTGGTTACATTGATGCAGAGGGTGAATATGTACCTGAAGTGTTAAATCAAGGACAACGTGATGTACTGTATACAAATAAGATTAACCCAATTGCATTTATGCCTGGTAGAGGTTTAACTGTTTGGGGACAAAAAACATTACATACAACAACAAGTGCGTTAGATCGAGTTAATGTATCACGATTGGTTGCGTATTTACGCCGTCGATTTGATGATATTGTACAACCGTTCTTGTTTGAGCCAAATGACGAGTTTACACGAACTCAAGTGCTCAGTGTGTTTAATAGTTTCTTAGCAGACATGATAGTTAAGAGAGCATTATATGACTTCTTAGCAGTTTGTGATTCAAGTAATAATACAAATGCAAGAATTGATAGAAATGAACTATGGGTAGATGTAGCAATTCAACCAGTTAAAGCAGTTGAATTTATTTACATTCCAATTCGTGTAAGAAATACAGGTGAATCAATAGCTATTGCCGGATCGGCATAAGTTAGAGATTTTCATTAAAACCCGAGTAAACGGGGGGTTAACCCCCCGTTCATTCGGAGGTAAGATTTGATAAATATTAAAAAGAAGGGAGATATTACATGGCTACAAAATTCGGTATTTCTGCTTCGGGCGGCGCCCGGGGCATTATACAGCCAAAGTTAAAATATAAGTATAAAGTTGAATTTACTGGCATGCAGCCGACGTCGGTTGGCAGCCATGAATTTACACGAAATGTTATGACTGCTGATCGTCCAAAAATTGCATATGAAGAAGTTCCAATTCATTCATATAACTCACGTGTCTATGTATCTGGTAAACATGAATGGAATACAGTTGGTATTACGTTTCGAGATGATGTTGAAAACAGAATTGTTAATTTAGTTGGTCAACAGGTTCAGAGACAAGTAGATCATCATAACCAAGTTTCAACTATGAGTGGTCAAGATTATAAATTCGGTGTTAACGTAGCTGTCCTAACTGGGCAGGACGAAGGCTCATCCGGCGTTCTTGATTCATGGCAGTTAGAAGGTGTTTGGATTACAAATGTTGATTACGATGCAGGTGATTATTCTGCAAGTGATCCAGTTACAGTCATTTTAACACTTCGTTATGATAATGCACTACATACCGGCGTTGGTACTTCACCATTAATGCCAGTAGGTATATCGACAGCAACTAACTCTAGTGCTACCTTATCAACAGGTGCATTAGGTGCAACATTTGTCTCAGATTTCTAAACTTTAGGAAATTATGGCAAAGTATAGTAAAACTGCTGATCTTACATTGGCCGGTGCACGGCCAGGTGCTAAAAGTA